GCCTGAACTGCTTTCGGGAGATGTTCCCATCGGATGACTACTCCTGTCGCCCGCGAATAATCAAAAAGATTATTGTAGCGAATGACATTGTGGTCACTGATGAAGCTAGGAGGTTGGTTCACTACGAACCACCGGCCGGCAAACTCTGCGGCACGGTACTCATAGCTCTTGTGCAGGGATAGTGGGATGCCATTGGCTTCCATAAACCTGATATAAGTGGAACGTAGCTCTGGAGTAAGGATGATGACATCGTCACCAACCACTCTATACGGGTGTTCCGAAAGGCCTAACGCCGTAGATAGGAGGTCCAGGATGAAGTTGTGGGTAATCCCCAGTAGAGCAAAGGAAGCCTTTGAACCTAAAGGCTGACCTTGTTTCCATCTGACGGCACCCCCTGCATCGTCCAAATACCAACTACGCGCGAGTACAAGGGAAGCGAGTTCGCTGTCAAACAGCTTATGCTCCTCATCCAGGAGATGTCCCAGATTTGCTGGACACCATGCCATAGGCAGGTAATCAGTAGCTGCGGATAAATCCACAGAACCAATGTACTCGCCACGGTTTAGGCGGTCCTGCAGCTCTCGGACAAACTTACACTGGTTAAAGGTGCAGTCTGTCTTTCTAGCGTACTTCTCAAGTACCGCATAGAGCGCAGCGGCATAGGGCTCTGACAGAGCCTGCCACCATTTGTTCGGGTCAGCAATAGGCCTACGCTTCACAGTACCCTTCTTGGGAATGTGATGCACAACGCCAACCACGGACTCCTCATAACCTTCGTTATGACCAATGGAGCCTCGATAGAGCCGGACATGACCTTGGTCATGTAGGTACTCGGAGAGCTCGATACCCCACTCATCGGCTTGCTGGAAGAAGGTAAACATATCTACTTCCCAAGCAGATTGAGCATCTGGGTGACTCGTGTACTCCGCAGGAGTAGGCCATTTGATGGATACCATCCTCTGGTCTAGCTCCTTGAGAATCCACTTCTGCCACTTTCGGTAGACCTTTCGGAATACCTTAAATGAGCAGACCGGATACTCAGAGAACATCCTCCTCCACAGGGCCTTGAGGCTCTCTGGGTCAGGATACTCCGCACCTAGCCTCTCGTAAAGGTCGTCGGAAGACTCCTCTACAGAGACAACTGGCTCACTCACAGACGTGTAGACCTTGAGTAAGTCTACAACTGTGTGAGGTTGCGTATCTGCGTACCCTAATAGGGAATTGCAGACCGCTCGGTTACGAATCGGCAAAGCTGAAACATAGCCCTGACGGTTCTCGGTCCTCTTTGGGTCCGCCACGTAGGCCATCACGACTTCCTTCATCTCTTGGAACAGCGAGGACGCATAGCGTACCCCGTTGTGCTCAGCCAGCCACTGGAATTTCTTCCAGAGGAAGGACTTGAGCCCAGAGTTGATAGGAATCGACTTGAGTATAGTCTCGTTCCCATAAGAGACCTGGTTATTAGCCATGTTTCTTATCCTTTCTTCCCGTGAGGGAATAGAGGGCCGGGAAAGACACTTACTCAAGGTGTCGAGGTAGGCGCTACGGGCATTCGGGTTCAGAGCTTTGGTGATCCGGATGTCAGCCTTCCTTAAAAGGCTCCACTTTAACTTCGGAGCCGGCCACTTCCAGCTGTTCAACAGCATCCTGAATACGGTTGGCGAGGGTTACCTCTCTACCAGTTACAGGAGGAGAAGTAGGCTCAAGAAGGAGCACTGCTCGAACCTCTTGAGGATCTATCTTCAAGAACTCGTTCGCTGATAGTGCGATAAGGTCGCCGTCCGCAAACAGGACCTGTATCACGGTTTTCCGTGACAGGATCCTCCATTGCGGTGAAGACCAGTTAATTCGGGTTGACATCTTTCACACCTCCGCTCTTTACCC